ATACGAGATACTGATCGGTCTCGTGGGCTCGGAGATGTGTATAAGAGACAGCGTCTGAGCCGCACGCCAAAGGAAAAGCTCTATGAAGAGGAGCAAACCGAAGAACCTCCGGTCTTTCCGGATACGACTGAGGCTGATAATCAACCTGCAGAAGTTCCCATTCTGTCGGACGATTTTGAAAGCGGAGATTGGTTCCGTCATACCATGCCGTTTGAGGCTGATTCTTCTCCGGTTGCAATACCTATCACAAAAGATCCGGCGAAAGTCGAAAAGAAAGAGAGAAAATATCATAGGGAAAAACGAATGAGCAAAAAAGATCTGATTGCCTTTGCGAAAATGTGCAATGCGCAAATGGAGCATGATGAAGAAATGGAAAGATACAACGATATGAAAAAATAATTTGCTTTTGCGAATAAAAAAATTATATTTGCGCATACTACAAATAAAAAACGGTCCGGTGCTGGTACACCAAACCGTTTTCATAGTTCCAGAGGTTTACACTTCCGAAACCTACACACATAGTGTAACACCTTCTGGACAGTCACGCAAGCAGAATCGAAAGATTTTGGTGGCTGTTATTTTTTTACGCTTAAGGAGGTATTTTACATGGCAACAGCAAAAAAGTTACCGTCTGGTTCATGGAGATGTCAGGTTTTCTCCCACTTTGAAGAGCAGGTTCAGAAGGACGGGACCATAAAAAAGAAGCGGATTTACAGATCATTCACTTGTGATGACCCTACACCAAAGGGAAAAAGAGAATGCGAGGCGCAGGCGGCAGCCTGGGCAACGAACAAAGAGCATTCCTCAAGCATGAGATCCATTACTTTCGGAGACGCTATGGACAATTACATCCAGTCCCGGGAAAATGTGCTGTCTGTGAGAACCATAGCCGAATACAAGAAAGTAAGGAAAACATATTGCAAGGATCTGATGGAAAAGAAAGTGGATCAGATCACGCAGAACGACATCCAGAAATCAATCAATCGTGAAGCACTTACCCACTCACCAAAGACAGTGCGAAATATCCACGGGCTTATATCGGCAACTTTAAAGGCATACCGCCCGGAATTTGCCTTGAATACGGCTCTTCCGATGAAAAAGCGTGTTGATCTGTACATTCCTACAGACAGTGAAGTCCAGCGGCTCCTTGAGTATGTGGCTGGGACTGATATGGAGCTTCCGGTTCTTCTTGCTGCATTCGGCCCGATGCGTCGTGGGGAGATCTGCGCATTAGAGTCTGAAGACATCGCCGGGAACATTGTCCATGTGAGTAAAAACATGGTACAGAACGAAAATAAGGATTGGATTATCAAAGCGCCTAAATCTTATGCCGGAGACAGATTCATAGATTTCCCGGATTTTGTTTCAGAAAAATGGAAGGGGATTGACGGAAGGATCGTAAATCTCAACCCGGACATGATAACAAAGCGCTTTGAACATTGCCTCAAAGGCGCGGGGTTGCCCCATTTCCGTTTCCACGATCTGCGTCATTATTCAGCTTCTATACAGCATGCGCTCGGCGTGCCGGACGTTTATATCATGCAGCGCGGAGGATGGAGCAATGACGGGGTGCTTAAAGCGGTATACAGACATGCTCTTTCGGACAGGGCGAGGGAATATTCTGGCGTTGCGAATCGCCATTTTAGCGAGCTATGCAACACGAAATGCAACACGAAAAACAAAAAGCCTTGAAAAATCAAGGCTTTTTTTATCGGGGCAACAGGATTTGAACCGGTTTACGATTAAGTGATGGAATCCATTGAAAATACTGGGTTTATCATGATTCCCTTGTTTTATGCGGATTTAAAAGCTTTATATATATGCAGATATGTCTATATGCTTGTGCTTTTCATCGTATATTTATATCATGATGCAACACGAAATGCAACACGAAATCTATTACAGATTCCACCGCTCTAACGCGCCCTCTGTCCCCTTCGCATGCCAGAGTGCGCCTTGGTACTCTCCGGACTCTTCAAGGTAATACCAGTCGCCTACACCCGTTTTGGTCCCATCAAACTGCACCCAGCCGGTCAGCATATAACCAGATGCACCGAAGAGATAGTAGTGGTGGTTGATCTCTTTCCAACACATTTTCGGATAAGACCCGTCCGCGTTCCGCCACCACCAGCCGTGAGCGTCGTGTACCCAGCCTTCCGGCAGATCCTCCGTCTCTTTCTCCCATGTTGCCATAAAAGCCTCTGGCGTGGCGTACAGGGATCTTATGCGACTTGTACCGCTGCCCCAGTCTGGGAGCTGGAAATGCGGCTTGTCCTGGATAGTTTTCCAGTTACCTCCCCACTCAAGCCCGAGGGAAACTCCGATCACACCTACACGGGAGAAGAAACCGTCAGCGTCATAGTATGCGCCACGGCCATCAGCCCGGTAGATATCAAAGGCCGTCCCCCACTGGTGGAAGGAGCTGTAACTGGATCCGCGAGCGTTCGTCACCTTCGTGCCCGGTTTTGTTCGCCCCTGCGCATAAAGTGCATCCTGCTCTGCCACAGTGCGGAAGGTCTCGCTGATCTTGATTTTTAATCCCTGATCGGCGCATTTCCGTATCAGCTCAGCCGCGAGTTTCTGAAGCCGCGGATGGCACAATGTAATATCTCTCATATAATCATCCTCTATAAAATGTTATCGAGCTCAACTGTGAGGCATTAGAGAAGCCTGAAAAGCGATTTGTTCCAGTGATGTCTATAGCATAGTACTTCACGGATCCAGAAGAAAAGCTTCTTAATTTAGCTTTTTTTATTTGTCCCAAATCGTAATTCTGACCTGATTTGGAAACATTTTCTTTAAACGAATATTTTTCTATCGTCCGCAAATCTTCATCACTGATCGGAGTGTGCGTAATATTAGTCCCTTGCTGGTACACAATTAATATTTCGTTTAATGTGATATACGGGGAATGTGATATAGTAGATGCGCCGGCAGAAAAATCATTATCTCCTGTAGGCGTAATTCTTGCATGCGCTGAATCCAAGCTCTCTCCGTCACCACCCCAACCTAAGCTTCTCCAATACTCCACGTTTGAATAAGGGGCCAAAATTTCTCGTAGCGATTTAATTCCAGTGGTTGCGGAAACATTTGCACTATTCCCATTTCCCAACGATTCAACGTAACTCATACAGGTGAAATAATACCGCGTTTCCTGATTTAGCCCTGCAATGTCCACATAGTTATCTCCACCTGCCTGATTCGGGTTGTTCCCAGCTCCACGATATACTTCTGATCCGCCGCTCGTTCCCGGTGTGCCGGACGTGGACATCCGCACAATGATACCCTGCCACGGTCCTTTTGCCGGGTTCTTCCAGCTGATACGGATCGTGTTGTGGGAGCGGGCGGCGGCACTAAAAGATATAGCGGACTGGACTTCCATTGTGCCGGTACGGAGAACCCCATCTTTCCAGTATGTTTTTCCCTTGACGACATAGCGGTCTTCCGCCGTAGCTCCACTTGTCTGACTTGCCAGATTCCTCGCCGATACTGATCCTCCAGTGTAATGTCCTTCTGATAACGTCACGGACTCGCCAGCGGAAAGTGTTCTGGACAGGTCCCCACGCTCCGGCATTGTGCCGGTGACTGCCTCGTCATTGCTGTCACTGGTGATCGCCGTTACTCCGGAGAGGACCTGACTCTTTTTTGCTGTGCAGTCAGAGGAGTCCGCGCCGGATCCGCCGTACTGCTTTAAAAATGCATCTGCCATTTTATTTCTCCTTTCTTCTTATTATTGTCACAATTTTATTTTCTTTTCGTTTATATTGGTGTAGGGTTCCATACCCCTACGACCTTTTTCTTTTGGCGGCACCCCGCTTTCCCCCGGTGCCGCCGTTTTTTGTCTTCCTGCCCTCGCTCAAATAACAATTTGAGTAATGTCCAAAACCGCTTTTATAAAAAAACGGATAAAACAGATTTTAATGATCTTACTACAAATGGATACTATTACGGAGTTTTAACTTCGAATACCCCTGACGGTACAACTACCGAAAACTGGGTTGTTGAGGTTCAGGCATTTGACAATAATCCCCTATATGTATTCCAACGCGCCACAAGAGTTTCCGATAAAAGAATTTTTACGAGGCATCGCGAAGGTAAAACGATTGGATGGAAAAATTGGGAAATTCTTGCTACAAAGTCGGATTTAAACAATATAGTAACGTCAGAAAATATTAAGTCTATTTCTTTTACTGCCGGCGAAATAAAGACTTTAACCGTTAAGACAAATTGTAATGATTATGTCCCATGTATTGTGAAAGAACGTACAAATGGAAAACCACTAATGGTTGCAAATTTTTGGTCAGAGACAAGCGATGTATCGAAAATTATTTTATATGCGCCATTATTAACTACCAATGCGAACATAGACATTTATTTTATAAAAAGAGATTGGTAGCTATTCATGATTTCCGATACCAAACATGTATTTTCATTGCTGTATTTGCATATTTTTTGTTGCTGTCTGGGTTTATCGCTATTGCATAAACGTTTTTCTTATACAAGTGTATACGAGTCAAGACATTGGCCTCGACTGCATCGTTATAAAAATATGCGCCCGCAAAGCGATCAACGGTCACACCAGCTACCACACTGTTGATCGCAACCACGCCATTCGAGTCGGTGGTAGCATCATAGATTCCGTCTTGTATCAGATCCGACTTTGTTGCAATCGGATAATAACTGTATACTCCATCACCGTTTCGATAAATGCTTAAAGCCATAGCGTCTCCAGCTGCTACAAATATGTTTGCAGAATTTCCGCTAACAAAAGCATTGATAAGACACCACTTATGGCTTTTTATATATGGAGTTACTTCTGTAATGTTACTACCGAAATAAAATCCTGTTGTTGTTATCTGATCAAGACTTCCGTTACTAATATCTTTTGCTGCAAACTTCTGACTCAAATTGTTATTTGTGGTGTTGACCTGGGACTGTAAATCCTTGATAACGTCCACTGCGGAGTTCATGGCGGTCGTGACGCGCATGATCGCCTGCTCTGCCTTATTGAGGTGCGCCGCATCAATATCCGGGGATTCATTGTCTACCCATACCGTAGGGGTGTAAGATTCAATTTTTTGCAATGCATCCGCAAGCGACTGCGCTACCACCAAGGAGATTGTTGCTTCATTCGCTGGAGATTCTCTGACTCCAGTGTCCGCATTGGTATTGTCACTATTTTCTAATAATTCTGTCATAATGCCCTCCTTATGCTCTCTGGATCTCGAGTGGCAAGTCTAATGCCGGTTTCTCAAAGTTGCAATATGCGGTGATCTGATCGGTGCCGGTGACGATTCTATCCACCTTGCCCCACTCTTTCCGCCGCGCCTTTTTACTGGCTTTTGATGTCAGATCGTCAACGCAGGAGATATCGGGGCGATCAGTAGCCTTAATGCCGGAGACTGTCACCGTCTGCGTATACGGTGCACTGGTTGTCCATCCGCCAGCCGTCAATGTGGCGTTGTGTACAGCGTAGAGCCGATTGATTGCAAGGTTTGTGGCGTTAATATCCTCAGCCTTAAAAGAGTCACCCTCCTGTGTGTAAGTTGTCTTGTCTTCCAGCGAAATCGTTCCGTCAGAGTTAGTGATCTCCTTATACTTGCGATTCCCCTCGTAGATATCGTCTTTGTAGTTTGTTTTTAATTCCATGCGCTACCTCCTATCTCCTATTGATCTGGTTCCCAGCCGGAACGCAAGTCTATGTGCGCCGGACAAGGAAGAAAGATACATTGCATGTATATCCTCGAGGATCTGCTCAATGCTGTTTGCCTCTGCTACAGTCTGATACTCGATTCTCTGCGGAGTTGCCGGTGTGGACGGCTTTACAAAATAAGCATCCCGAAGCTTCTGGATGTTCTGCCGAATTCGCTGCATGTCACTGTCTTTCCGAAAATCACGCATCGTCCAGTTCGTTTTTGTCACAATATCCACCAGAAGTATCTCTCCAAGCTCCTTGCAAGCCGCCTCCACACGGTTCAGATCCACATAGGATATACTTCCCTTTGCTGTCCGGTTTGTCACGTCTTCGGACGTTCGGTCCGTTATCAGCTCATCAAATACGCTCATCCAATCTCCACCTCCGCCGTCATTTCTCGCGTAAATGCAAAGTCCATCTTTTTAATGGCACCCATTCGCGTCCCATCAAAATCAGTGTCCACAGACACGATGTCTCCAAGCTCTTCCTCATTGAGGAGCACCCGGCAGGATACCGATTCGTTACTGCTATAATAGTCGTATACACGGTCCAGTACCTCATTTACGTTCTTTGGATTCACGAGTGTAGCCTCTTTCACTTCCACCAGATTCTCGTTCTGGCTGATGTTCGGGTTCGTCTTCTCATGGATCGTGGTAAGATGTGTATACTTCTTTCCGGTGAGTACTACCTCGCCGCCCGTTCCCGTAATGGTTGCCCAGTTATCTCCATAAGCCGTTATCGTGCCACCAGTGATTGCCAGACTATGATGCGCCTCAGAGAAAGTGATTTCTGCGATGCCGGTCAAGGTGTCTTTGTACAGTTCCTCTGACTCGTCCGACTTGATGTAAGTATGCGCATACACTCTCGCACCGGTCGTGATATCGCTGTGATTGATTGTCAGCCCAGACATCGTATTTGTTTTCGTAAAGCTTTCCTTCGTCACTCTCATTCCGGGTTTCAAACCGGCCCCCGGGTGGAGTCCCGCATGAGGCTTTATGATTCCTGTGTTCCGAGGATAGATATACAGATTGAGATCATATGCAGTATTGACGGAGGCCCCAATTGCAAATGCGACTTGCGCGAGAGATTCACGCCGACTTCCGGCCGGAAGATATCCGGTTACTGTCTGCTCCTGTAATGTCTGATCCAGGAAATAATTAATGTTCTGATCCTCAAAAATCGCCGCCACAACATTTTTTACCGGTTCATCATTATAGATACCGCCCTTGAATTCTGATGTATCTAACAGGCCAACAGCGTCCTCTGTATTAACTTCATAGTCTGTTTTGCTTACTCTTTTTCCAGATTTAAGGTAGAAGATTCCAATGATATTCTCGTCGAAATACAGTTTCATCTGCTGCCTGCGCTGGAAATTAAACGCAATATTGGATTTACTCCGAATGGTGAAATTCAGCATATTTATACTGATTTCTTCGCTGATAGGGCTTAATTCTATACAGCAATCCACATTTTTCGCCTCGTCATCCAAGAAGGTGCGCCCCAACCCATATTGAATATCCGTCAAAAACACAGGCCTGTATGGTCTGGAGGTTTTCTCAAATGCGATTGTCACTTTGTCGTAATATTCCACCGGATGATAGCAAAAATATTCATAATCGTTTGGATAGAATCTTTCTTGCGCAAGCTCTTCTGTGCCTCGATACCATGTGATAGTAAGCTGAGAGCAGTAATCTCCGGAGTGATCGTTGAATATCAACGAAATCCCCTGACTGCTATATCGATCAGAAAAAGAAGCAGTCAGTGTCGGAACGCCAAAGTGTGAAGAAGGGTAAAGGCCTTGGTGCGGAACAAGCGCAGCTCCCGGCTGTATGATCCCTGCCTGAAATACTCCGTTTTCATCGGATACCGCCCTGGAAATATAACCGGCTTCTGGGAAAACATCATAGTTTTTATACTCACCATTTAGCAGTGCATAACCGGGATAATTCAGCGCCACATCAGGAAAGGAATGCTTTATTTTCAAACTGTCAAGATGTCCACCATCATTACAGCTGTATTCTGCGTTCTCTTTTGCCCCAAGTGCAATATCGCCATAGACGATTTTTAAGCCGCCAGCGTCCACCAAGCGATAGTTCGTGATCTTAGCAAGCCATACATGCCTATATGGTCTGGATGTCTTCTGGAACGTAATCACGACCTCGTTGTGAAGCTTTACAGATGCCTCACAGAAATATGTACTTGAGGTTGGGGAAAAGTCCAAGCTCGCCACAAGCTCACCGTTTTTGAGCCACTTAATATTAAGTTTAGAGGCATAATCTCCAGAAACCCCATTGAAATCCAAGGTAATTCCTCGGGATGTCTTAAGCCGGTCAAAAACAATTCTGAGTGTAGGTGCATCAGAAAACTCTCCATCCGCATCCGATATTTGACTGCTTGTGTAACCGCTTTGTCCCTCTGGAATTACATCTGGGGCATTCTGATACTCGCCATTTAGCAGCGCATATCCGGGAAGGAGATATGCATACCCCGGCATTTGCTCTTCCTGAGTCGTAAGATTATCCGTAGAAGAATAATACTCTTCTCCGTTTGTCGATATTGATACATCCCACTTCATGCCTTATCTCCTTCGCTGCGGCTCCATTGCTACGAAATCCAATTTCAGTGTATCTTCATATCCCCACAGATTCACGCCATTCCTTCGGATCATGGAATCCTCAGCGGTTGTGACGTAAGCCTTGAAGGATAATGTCTCCTGCCCATATGGGATTACAAAGTCATGGCTGTCCTGTGGCGCACTAACAACATCGAAAAGCCTGTCATAGTCTTGATATTTTCCGTCTTTTGCCTGAACTTCCAGTGTATAATTGTAGTATGTTCCGATGATATCACGGTGCATCACACCATCCAGCGTTCTGCCGGAGTTGTCGGTGTCTGTCACTTTCGCTTTGCGCGAGAGTTTCATAACATCCACGTCGTACTCCACTCCGTCCACGGTAAATATTGTAAAATGACTCATCGGCTACCTCCTGTTACCAGTCTCACGCCGGTTCTGTTATTCTCCGAGTCAATCACAGGCTTCAGTACACGCCCCAGCTGCGCCAGATTGCCTTCGAATCGAATGACAACCTGCTGACTACCACCGGAGATTCCACTTTCCGCCAAAGCCTCCATGAGCGCCTGTTTCATCGTACTCAACGGGGAAACAACCTCTGTTTCGCGCTTGTTATCGCCCAGAATTGCTGCGAACTCACCGGCACGCGGGGGCACCACAGTACCGGATGCCAGACGTGGAAGATGTACCTTGCCCACTGTTGGTATGTCGAGTCCGAAGGTTTCGCCGCCGATGCCCGGCACCCAATCTGGAACATCAAAGCTCAGATTATTTAGTGCCGATATCATCCTGTTAAGCGCCGTTATTACTCCGTTTACCATTGATTCAACACCGCCGAGGATTGTGTTAATAACAGACCTGATAGCGCCCCAAATGCCGTCCCAGATCGTCTTTGTCTGAGATTTCAGAGTGGTCCAGTTATCGATGATAGCCTTTTTCATATCAGCAAATTTCGTGGAAGCGTTGGTGCGGATCGTCTCCCATGTGGTCAGCAATACGCTTTTCACAGACTCCCATGTGGTCTGTGTGCCGGACTTCGTTTCCGCCCATCTCTGAGCGATTGTGTCCTTGATGTTCTGGAACTTTTCACTTGCTGATGTCTTCACGCTCGTCCAGTTCGTTCCAAGCCAGTTCTTAATGTTGTTCCAGGTCTCCTCGGTCTTCTTTTTGGTTTCTGTCCATTTCCCTACGATCTTATCCTTGATTTCGGAAAACTTCGCAATAACCGAAGAAATAAAGTTGCTGACTCCATTCCGCAGACCCTCCATGAGGTACTGCCCCATTTCCATCATGACTGTGGATGGGCTGTGAATTCCGAATGCAGACTTGAATCCGTTAATGAACGGTTTGAAGATGTTATTCACAATCCAAGAGCCTACACTCTTGAGCGCGTTAATAATTCCGTTGTAAAGCCCCAGTACGATATCGCCGCCGGACGCATCAATATAACCAGAGAAATAGCTGACAACGCTGTTCCACGAGTTCACCAGAACGTCTCCAAGACCTTTTAAAAGGTCTATGCCGGATGCTATCGCCGTTCCGATCAGCTCACCGACCGAGCCGAAGACACTCGCATAGTCAAATCCTTTTAAGATTCCGCCAATTGCATCAATAATTCCCTGCGGGATAGATCGCCAATCTACACCTTTGAGTAATCCAGTGATAAGCTGAACAGCTCCAGCTATAAAGTGAGAAACTGTACTGCTCAATGTACTCCAGCTGAATGTAGAGAAAAATCCGGTAAGTCCTGCGGTGATTGCCGTTCCGATGCCCTTCCAGTTCGTAGTAGATAGGAACTGATCCAGTTTACTCATACCGAAGTTCACGCCATTGCCGATCTGAGATCCAATATAGTTTCCTACGCCTTGCCAGTCCTCAGCAGCTACCATCTGCCGGATCTTATCTGCCATCTCCTTTATGGATGAGCTGATCTGTTCGGTTGTAAACATATCCTTCGGGTTCGTGGAACTGCCTCCACCGCCGCCGGAGTCACTACTTTTTGATCCAATCTGTTCTATTGTGTCAAATGATGCCAGGCTCTTTTCTGCTTTCTTTGCCGCCGATCCCGTCTTTTTTAGGGAGTCCGCATAGTTTTCCTGTACCTTCGTAGCTTTAACAAAGGTGCTTTGCCCAGTAAGGGCTGAGAAAAACTGTCCCACCGCTGTTGCCGCTGTTGTCAAGAGGCTGATGAGATAGTTCAGCGCCGGAGCTACTGCGGTAAGGATCGGGGCGAATGCTGTCGCAAGTGCGTTCTTAAGCTGGGTCAGCGATCCCATAAGTCCGGAAACCGTGCTGTTTGTGCTGCCGGAATACTGGACAAGGTTCTTCATTCCGTCTGTAACGGCACTTCTGATGCGGTTAAAGAGGGCGAAGAGAGAGCGGATACCGAATGCATAGCTCAGCATTTTTTTAAAGCTCACTGATGTTTTTCCAAGATTTTTTTGAAAATCTCCTGTGGATTTTGAAGCTTTTTTTGTCTCGTTATTGTACTCTTTCGTCTTTTCATTAAGATCTGCGTAGGAGGTTTTCAAATGATTAAGAGTGTTTTCCAATGCAGCCTGCGCTGATGTGTACTGAGCCATCGTCTTCTGGCCGGATTCGGTATCTATTCCTGTGGTATAAGCTCCACCAGAGGATTCCAGCTTTGCCTTGGCTTGCTGTGCTTCTTCCAACTTCTGCCGCAACATGTCAATGTCGTATTCCATCGCCTTAAAGGTCTGACTATTCCGGTTTCCGCCAATCTCCACAAATTTAATCTGGCGTTCAATTGCTGCATCAAGCTTTTTGCTTGCAGAATCGATTTCCTTGTTGAGATCTGTATACTCCTGTGTAGGTATCTTCTCCCCCTTAAGATCCTCGACTTTTGATTTAAGATCCTCTACTTTACGAGCCTGTTCATCATACTGGTTGTTGAGTTTCGCGAAGGAGTCTGCCTGCTTCTGCAAGGCGATTTTAGCCTTGTCCCCGATGCCAGAGACAGACTCGGCCATCCGGCGTGCTGCGGCCTCAACTTCTTTTGTACCGGCTACAAGCCCATCATCGCTGATCGATGTATCAATGAGTATTGTTCCGTCTGCCTGTCCCATAATTCATCTCCTTATAGCCACTTCTCAAGAGCCGCCATCTCCTTCTTTTCTTCGGAGCTTAATCTCTTGCGAATGCCTACCATGTCTGCGTTTTCCCGTTCGAATTCTTTTTCCCACTTCTCCAATTTTTTATGCTTGGCTTTTTTCTGCCGGATCGCAAGGATCTGGGAAAATAAGCCGTCACCGACTTCCATAAAGAATCCCAAAAAAGTCCACCAGTGAAGAAACGTGGTAGAGCGAACCTCCATTCCTGCAACTTTGTTGACCGCAGGAATGATGATCCGAGAATCCTGTTCCCAGTCAATCAGCCGAGGGCTGTTCTTTTTATCTCGCAAACCACCGTCGATAAAGTCAGCAGCTTTCTTACAGGCTTCCTCCCGGAATTCTCTGGGAATCTGTTCGAAATCCTTGTACAGAATCTCAAACATGATTTCCTGCTTTTCTCTATCTGTCCAATCCGGATCCTCGCAAGCTTCCAAAATTCCAATAATGGAACGGAAGTCTGCGTTGATCGCATAATCCGTTCCACCAATGTTTAGAGAAGAGGGCAGCTCATAGCTGCTCATTTTCTGTACTTCTCCGTGTAATTACGGAGACGGGAAGTACTCTTTTTAATTCGCACGTTCATTTCGCTTTCGATGAATTTTACAAGCTGATCGAGAACATATTCGCAGAAAAATCTGCCATCCTTATACGGAGTCCACGGATTGCAGTGTTTGAAAAGATCGTCGGATGCCCCCTGAGTATTCAGAAGCTCGTCGAAAAGCTCTTTTACAGTGCCGGACATCTTGTCCAATCCATCTGGATCGTCGTCTGCCGGAAGTTCCAGTTCTTCAAATTTCTTCTGTACTGTGTCCGCACGCTTGATAATGTCCAGATCTGCCGGATAAAACATAAAGCCGCCGGTCACTGTGCCATTTTTATCCACGATTTCGATGTATTCCCGATCATCAATTACGATCTGTTTTGCCATTTTTTATATCCTCCTATACAAGAGATGCGGTGAAGGATTTCTTTGTCATATCCCATGTGCCTTTCACTCTGTTGCCGGCTTTGTATACCGTAAACGGTGTCTGTACGCCAGATGTATCTCCGCCCACGCTGTTCGGGATAACGTATACATCCTCGCGGTACGCCCATACCACGGTCGGAGCGGTTTCCTCATCTGCGCCAGGCTTGAGAAGTACATCGACCATCGTTGTTTTGCACTTGTCTCCTGTTGCTCTGGTATTGGCAATCTCCATGATTTTATTGGAGAGAGCATCGTCATAATTCTCGTAGTAGAACGGATCCACGTCTGCCTGTACTTCGTATCCGGAGTGCTTTACAGACTGTTCGCCGAGAATGTTTTTGTTTACTTCTACGTCCGGGTTCAGCTCCTCGCTGTATTCTTCAAGATCTTTACCGATGCGTACATAGCCCGGTGTTTCTCCTCCAAATGTTGCGTCCAGATAATGAGCAAGATATTTTCTCTCAATCATAATAAAAAGCCCTTTCTGCCTATAACTTTTTAGGCGGTGTAGGTTAGCGGCGGCACTCTCGTTGTACCGTCGGTTTACAGTTCAAAATCATTCGTGTAATGGACCGATACAGGCAATATCCAGTCCTGTACGCCGTTCTCCTGCGGCTCTGTGCCGTATGAATTGTCACGAGTGATACGTTTTATCTGTCTCCCATTAGAAAGCCGTGGAAAGGCAGATAAGCGGGTCTCAACGCCGTTTATCACGGCTGGTTCACGGCAAATCCACTTACCGAGCGTATCAAGAAACTGCTGGATGCTCAGCTTGTACCGTTCTTTCTGCGCCGCTGACCGGTACACCACGTAAAACGGATACTGGCATACTTGATGGATTCCTCCGCATATATCTTCCCGCTCGCTGTATACGAGTGCACCATTATCTGCCGAAAATGCGATTCCACTGTCCTCGCCCAGCTCCTCGAATTTTATGGTTTCCCCCGGATCCAATCCGGGATACTGATTCAGCAACGCTTTCATGGCGGCTGTCAGAATTTCATATCCTGTCGCATCTTTTCCAATCGGTTTTGCATCAGCCACGCCGTCCACCTCCCGCTGTTTCCTTCACATTCTTGATCCATGTTTTCCCATCCTTCTCTTTCGCAGCGTCAAACCAATGTGCTTGCGCCGCCGGATGTTTCGTCTTTGTGTATGTTAGATACTCTTTGGCCTGTGTCTTGCCAGAATACTGGCTAACAAGTACCTTCTTTGCGCCCTTTTTCGCCCACGGTGAGCCGGTATTTTCATCTACCATACCCTTTCCTTCATAGAGGAATCGCCCTTGAGGACCATAGGCCGCAAACACGCGTCCAGATCCCTGTACCGCCGCACTTGCCGCTTTGGTAACGCCTACGAAGATTCCGGTTTCCATCGGCATAAAAGGCACCATGCTGTTCATTACATCGCCATCAAGCTGATACTGAGCCTTCCTGTACTGTTTGGCAAACCGAGACAGATTCAGCTTTACTTTTGTATCGCCGTCCACGAAGGAAAAGCCTTTGAAGTGATATGTTTTACTCGCCATGTCTCTGCCTACTTCCCGAGAATTTCAAAATGCGGAATCACAGTATATGGACCGCCTGTGCTTGTGATCTTGAACACAAAATCATGTGCATTGTTCATGTGCTGATAGAATCCATTCCGATAATCACCATCATTTACCTCGCCGCCAGTCCACTCGCCCTCCCAGAAGAAATCATCCGGTCCGAATGTAATACTTTCTGTCAGCTTATCATTCGTCTGTCGTTTCCATTCCTTCGGGGATCGCCACGGGAGCATTCCGTCCTCTGTCGAGATCATTATGCCGTCAACATCAGGGTTTGTGGCGTGCATATAGTACGGGATGTGGAGCTGTGCATTGTCTGTACTGTCCGCCCCGTACTTCTTCATGATCGCCCCGCGGTCCGTGTTCAAATCCACATTATGGAGGATGTGCGGATACCACATAGCATCGCCGGATGTGGGGCTTTCGTAATAGTTGAAAACTGTTACCGTCTTGCTATAGATATGGCTCACCTCCTATTTACTGGCGTAGTGACTGCATCTACATCACTCCATCCGCGATAGCGTCTTTTGGTTATGGTATGATACGAGATTCCAGTTATTTCGCTCCATTCTGATAAGGTATGGATTTCGCCATTCACAGTTACGCAGACATTGTTCCTTCTGTTATTGCCTTGCTGTTTCAATGTCGCCCATCTACAATTTTGTGGGCAATATCCACCATTTGCATTTATTCGGTCTATGGTAAGCTTTTCAGAGTATCCGTTTTTCATCGCCCATTCTTTAAAAGCGAGGAACGATTCTTGCCATTCTTTGCAAACAGTAATACCTCTCCCACCATAATTTTTGTATGACGGTTCACTGCTGCATGAGCAACGTCTGCGCATGTCAACCCATATAGTATATAAGCGGGTATGTCTGTCTCCATGAATCCTTTTGGCTTCCGAGGTCCTATCTTTCTGATAGCAACCACAGCTCAATGTGTTTTTGCGAATCAAATTATTTGAGGGCACAACTAATTCGTTTCCGCAGTCACATTTACAGAACCAACGGGCCGCCCCTGTTGCATTGACTTTTTCTATTGCTACAAGTCTCCCAAATCTTTGATTCTTTAAATTTCTTGTTGGCCTTGGCATGATAAATCAATGTCCTTTCCTTCCTTTTCTGGGCCGTCCCGCAGCTTTATACAACTTGTTCCGCCTCTACCACCCATCACACTTTGCCTCCTTGAATTTGTCATGAAACGCTTTAATTCTCACAATGCTCCCAGTGCATTCCTCCGGCACACTGCCGTAAAAGATAATGCTTTCCGGGTGCAGACGTTCCATCATCGCATTGTAACCGGATAAGAATAGGTGTTTTTTGCCTATACTGTTCATGCAACCAACGGAAGATACCGCCACTGTGCCGCCCTCTGGCTCGCCGTCAAAGCACCACTCGTAGCTGTCTGGTGTACTCCACGATATTGTCGGGATTACATGGCACCCATACTCCTGCAAGTAGGCACCGATCCAGTGCTTGCGATAGTGGTTGTAGATCTGTATCGCTTTTGGGAAATCGGTGTAAGTGCTGAAATCTGGTGTGAGGATATATCGGAATCGGCTCAACTTTTCCGCATAGCGATCCACGTTTACCCAAAGTGCATTGAACTGATAGTCATCAAGGAAAAAGTGAACCGCTTTTTCCTCTGGCTTTGTGCATTTCCCTCTGGCGTAGTTGAATCCTACAAATTCGCATTCACCTTCGAATATCTCGGGGTATACCTTCGGTATACCGTACTCCCCCACACCGTCGAAGATGCGGCGATTTAGGTTCTCATAAGCCATGCTGTTTGTTTTGTCTGCCATATCATTTTTTGAGCTGATCGGTTTTGCTCATCCTCTTCCACAGCTCCGTTAGCTTCTCCCATCCATACATAGCTACAAACGCTACGATAAAGCCTGCCATGATCGCCGCCAAAATCATATACCACAGAATTTCCATATGGATATACTGCATGTATGCCACGAATGCGGCCACGGTGATTCCGATGGAGAGGACGAATACGAGGGCATCTGTGGGGATCGCGGAGAGAACTCCTACGCCCTTAAATACCTGGGTGATCACTGACACGCAGAACGCCAGAATCCCGATCACCGCCAAGATCATAGTCATATTTGCAAATAGGGTCTCCATGTTAGTCCTCCTCTGTCTCTTCGATGCGATCAACATTATATTCCTTCGCACACTCATGCTCGATACGGCATCCGCGTGCGTCTTCCCAGCCTTTGGCGAAGAAGGCAACGTCAGCCTCTCCCAGATACTTGATGGATTCGCCGAGATACCAAAGCGGCTTTGCACCAGCCGGAGCGCCCTGGAAGAATGTCTCAAGCACCTCTACTGGCTCCCCAACTAACTCTTTCGCCTTTGCAATAGCTTTCTCGCGTGTTGCGAGGATCTCCTCGTCTGTCTTGCCTCTCATAGGCTGAGAAATAAATAACTTTTTCACGTTTCGTCCCTCCTAAATAAGTTCTAATTCTTTGAATACCCGAAAAATCTTCGGAGACTGGATAGTGAACCAATCAACCATCTCTTCGTTGATCGCCCAGCTATCCGATGCATTTGAATTTGCCTCCAGCCCGGACTCGTATAAAAATGCATGTATGATTTCATGCCGAATCACCTGCTTTTTGTATGCAGTCATGTCCGCTTTGGATCCAATCTGCCCGTCTGATTTTTCCATTGTATCAACCACAATCTGATGCGTTGAGAAATCGGTATATCCGTCCATTTCAGCCAAGTTCGGGTATTTCTCCACAGTGCCAAATTCAACGCTCCATTCAGAGCCTAAAATATTCACTTTAAAATCCTGCATATATAATTGGTACTCCTCCATCTGTCACAACCCCAATCAGATACGGCATTGCCGCATCACTAAGGAGCTTATTTGCGGCTTTTGCATTTCCTGCCGCAGAATATACAGCCGACCACTCTTTCGCCGCCGCGCCGGTCTGCTGCGCTGTCGCATAGGATATGGACTCACTGCCGGATGATTTCGAGGTGATGATCCCGGTCGTTGTTCCATTTGCATCAGTAGCCGCAGACGCGCCAGAGGCGGCAGCAAGTGCCTGTTTCTGTGCGAGATCCAACTGATAGTAGATCTCCGCCACAGCGCACACGGCTTTCTTGATCCGCTTCTGGTATTTCTCTGGTGTAGGCAGTCCGTCCGTCAGCCGATCAAACGTCAGCGTGTCGAGAAAATCGCTTGCTCTCTCCGCAAGCCGTATAAAATCAGATTCCGGCACGACATTGCCGAAAAATGATTTTGTGTAAAACTCATAATCTGCGTATGCCATGCCGGAATCCTCCTTAGCCGTTGGACTTGATCATACCCATACGGATATTCTTGTGGTTGTAAACGAGAGACCAGTTTGCTTTCGCTCCAAGCTCTGCGTTGGTCGGAGACTCTTTTGCGATCTTACTTGTGTCAATGCTGAATCCGTTCGGGTGGAGCACATAACCCTGCTTTGTATAAAGCTTGCGGATACCTGCCTTTGTCTCCGGGTCGTAGTCCGCATAGTACGGATCCTCATAGTTTGTCTTGTCACAGGTTAAAATGGATCCTGCGCCGATCATGTAAGTCTTATACACCGGGATATCGCCAGAAGTATCTACCGTATACCGGTCAGATACAACCGGGATAAATCCGCCGATGGACGGGAGATTTACGTCACCAGCGAGCGCATTGGTCACGGTGTACTTGTTGTAATCTACCAGCCCAAGAGCCTTATACTTTGCGAAAATGTAGCTGTTAAGGAACAGCAGTCCCATCTTCTCAGACGAATCGCCAAGTGCTTTCTGCTGTGCATAGATTAATGTGGTTGCATCAATCTTATTCGCATCTGTTGCAGTCGCAGTTCCACCACTGGACGGCTTCGCTGCCGAAATGTCCATGATGTGCGAAGACATTCCTGTCAAAGACAGTACCGCATCAACGATAGCCATGAGATCACGCACACGGGTCTGTTTGTAGAATCCTGCAACAGAGTTTGCTACGTGAGTCATCGGCTCAGCACCGGTCAGCTCCTTTGTGAAGTCCTGTGCTTTCCAAGCCTTCATTCTCTGGATAAGCATTGCTGTCTGCTTCTTTCCGGAGATTTCAACTGGTGTGTTATCTGTCTCACCATCATTGTTAAGTGCCTGAGAATCGGCTTCGTCGATCGGTGCATAGAAAGGAAGCGTTGCCACGTTACCCTTTGTTCCGATCAGATCCATGATTGTGGAATCCTGCACGAGAATACCAGAATTGATAATTGCATCATTCCATGTTGGCTGTTCTGCCATATACCCAGAAAACACTTCCGGGTCAAAGCTAAAACCGCCAAATGTTCCAGTTCTTGCCATAGATGTAGTCCTTTCCGTAGATGGACTATTTTAGAAGTGAACGTAAAAAATCCCATCTACCTATAATTCTTAAGGGTGTTTAGGTTAGCGGCTATGCTCGATCACATAGTCGGTCTGTCGGCTACTCGCTGAGTGCCGTGTAAAGCTCTGGATCAGACTGCTTTAATTTCAGCCTTTCATCCAGATTCATTTTGCGGAAATCTTCCTTTGTTAATCCCGTTCCGCCTCGGCTTCCATTCTTTGCCGGAGCCGTAAAGCGTGCCGCGTTGTGCTGTGCTGCAGCCTGCTGCTTGTCAACGAAGATTCCCTCTTTCTGGTTCCCGTCCTTATCGGTGATCATCCCATTAAAGATGTCACTGATGGACTTACCTTTTGCAGAATCCTTGTCCAGTTCTTCCATGAGGGCCTTTTTATAGTACTCCTCAGTAATGCCGTTCATGAACTCATACTGTTTTGCACCTTTTTCGTCTGTGGTTGCCAAAAACTCGTTCACCTGTTTTTCGACTTCGATTTTTCTTGCATCGGCAGCGCGCCCAGCCTTTTCGTCAGCAAGCTGCTGATTTAATGTCTGGATCTGCCCTTTGAGGTCATCAACGTCAACGTCCTTAAAGCCTGCAAGCTGTTCCTGCACGGAGTCGAGTGATTTCTTGTAATCGTCGGCTTTTGACACCTGTTTGTTGTAGTCAGCTACTGTGCGGTAGTTTTCCAACATTTTCTTTTTCAGATCGTCTTTCTTGCTCTCTGGAACCTCGATTTCAAGCTCCTGTAAAATCTGCTCGATGTTCTGCATATATCCTCCTAAACGTGTATTATAACCGCTCGTCAGCGGTGTGGATTGAGCCGAATAAACCTTCGGCGTGGTAGTGGACCATCGGAGATTCGAACTCCGGACCGACCGGTTATGAGCCGGTTGCTCTGACCGACTGAGCTATTGGTCCATGTGCGCCTCCCGCACAATTTCTCGTGCGGGCATTGTCAATCTCTCTGAGGCATTGCGCTACTCTCAGTTCATCCGGGAGCGACCCGGACGCATTGGAATGGTGGGGTTTGAACCCACGTCCCACAATCAGTGATTGTGTGCTTTCCCGCTAAGCTACATTCCAGTAACACCCCGGATCTATTCGGGGTGTCCTATATTAGAAAGGTGTACCATGAAATACGGCTCCGCCCCAGCCAAAGGCGGAATGGGGAGAGCTGGACTTGCACCAGAAAGGCCCGAAGGCAACGGATTTACAGTCCGCCCCGCTACTAATTACGATCTATCTCCCCGCAACCGGCAAACGCCGGTTAGCAACTTGTTTTTTCGTGCTATGCTTCGCACTATACTCCTCTGGAGTAACGCTTGTTTCATGCTCCCCTGGAGCAATGCACACGCCGGAAATTGCATCCGCTTTTCAACCTCTCCAGTGTCCGGCTGGATTTCTCTTAAGGACGTGTGCTGATAAGGAGGCAATAGAAATATGACGCCAATATATGTATAGAGCTGGCATTTGAATGGAGAAAAATGTCAACTCGCCATGTCAACCTTACACTATATATTCTATCATTTTTTTATCCTGCATGTATCACCACATTTTTCAGTCTCCGAGCTTGCGGATATACTTCTGGATCTCCTGCCTCTCATCGATAAAGTCGCTATCCATCACCATAGTGGACAGCATGTCATATACTTCTACCATTAATCGGCCGGCCGTTTCCATAAGCTTGTCTCGATGCCCTTGATCACCATTTACCTTATATGCCTGTTTTGCTGCGATATAAGCATCGTACAGCGCGTCGATATTGTGGTCATATCGCCCGTTGGAATACTTTTTAATGATATTCTCAGCCACTTCCGCAACCGGGGCCTCTTCCCACTCTTTCTTCTCCATTTTTTCCAGATAGGAGATCGACACAACGAGCTTATAGATCACGTCCAGCCGATTGGTGGTCAGTGAATTTATAGCTTCTTTCGCTTCGATACTCAGCTGCTCTTTGAGTTTCTTAATCAGTGCTTCCATGCTTGACACCTCCCCGCATTTTCTTTTTATACTTATCATGTAGTTCTTTTTGGCTCTCCAAAATGTATACCGGATCATATCCAGACGTTATGAGATCAGTGATGATGCGTTCCAAGCGCTCAAGCTCATTATCAACATCTTCCACAAGCCTATCCACAAAGATTGCATCCGCAACATACCCCTGTTCGCGCAGAGCCGTTGCATACTTCTGGTATACGTCTTTTGTAGCTTGTTCCCAGCCAAGATACACGGAAAATCCGTCCTCTACTGCTTTCTGCTTCGTGGATTTCCCTACGTTCATCCGATTTGCAGACCGCCACGACTCCGGGATCATCTGTACGTTTCCTTCGAACCGGTCTGGTATCAGCTTACCGTGATGGTTGATGTAGTAATGTGCCACGTCCCGGCGTTCCTTGCTCTCCGCGAAATACTGGTACAGGTGTAATCGCTTGTATCCGCTCAGCCCAAGAAAATCAAAGTAGTCCGCCATCTGATCGTGCATCATAAGCGCCGCGATCTGCCGGGCATTGATCTCCGCAAACACATCGTCAACGCTTTTCACATCCATTTTGCTTCTAAAAGCGATCATAGCCGATCACCTCCTACGAAAGCTTTTTAATGATGAGGTTTGCGTCCTTGACAAGGACTGCTCCGGCGGAAATATTACCCACAGATACGGTAAGAGATGTTCCGGCCGGTACTGGGATCAACGTGTCTGCACTTACATTCTGATATACATCTGCTGTAACAACCGTATAATCCATCTCGGTTCCACCGATGTTCTCGCCGTTCAGCTTAAGCACCAGTGCTGTTGCGCCAGCCGCGGAAGCCGTCACATTTGCGTTAAACTGGAGTTCTACCGCCATCGGCTGATTGCTCCTGTTTGTGATTGTAAACAGCCCACTTCCCTCGATGTGATTGAGCCATCCACTCTGGCATCCGCATCTGCGAGACTTTACGCGAGTGCTACCAAAAGTAACATTCTGATTGGCTGCCACCGTCTGAGCAGCTACATTAACAACATTAAGCATAATACTTCTCCTTTCACGAAAATAGGGGCAAGCTCCACGCCTACCCCTATGATTTGCAAGACTACTTCGTAGCAATGGATTCTTCCAACATGCTGATTATTCGGTTTTGATTCTCGATGATCCTATCCAGGTACTTCCTGTCCTGCTCCTGTAGATGCTTCGCTATGTCTGCGTTGCTCGCCTGCGACAAGTCACTTTCGTAATTCATCACCTGCAAGAATACACCGATCAGGTTTAGCACATCCAGTGCGGACAGCTCATCGTATTTCCTCACAGTACGTTTCCGCCGTTGCCGCAGCACCCGCCGAGACCGCTCATATTATACGCAAAGTACGGGGAGCATGTAAGATAAGCCGGTGTCGGTGTAGGTCTGACCGCATCAACGATGTTTTTCGTCTGGTTGACCTGAGAGATCTGCCAGTACGCTGTCTGGAGGTCTCTGTCTCGGTCTGCAATTTTGTCGCGGAGTCCCTGGATGGTGTTCTCCTGCATGAGCTGGCGTGTAGCCTGTCCATCCGCTAAGATGCTTTCCTTGATGTCGCAGCAGCACTGAGCCAGCTGAGCCTGCATGTTCTGCGCCATCAGCGCCGCATCATAACGGTTCTGGAGTACTTCTTTCTGCGTATTGCAATTGCCAACCTGTACCTGACTTCCAAGATTCTGTAAGCCAAGCTGGTTCGTGTATCTGTTTTCGAGTATGTCTCGCTGTGTCTGACAGGCTGTGTTGCTTACATTCTGGTTGGTATTGAAGATGTCACGCTTTACAAACTCATCAGAGATGAAATTGTCCTGCACGCCAGTTTCAACGCCATTGCGATTCCATCCGCCCATCATCGGGAAGAGGAATGCAATCAGGATGATCCACCACCAGCCACCGCCGCCCCACATGTCATTGCAGCCGTCGTTTCTGGTTACTGCTGCTACATCGGCAGCTGTAAGTCCTAATCCTTCATTCATGCCGTTTTCTCCTTGCTTAATATTTATCAAAAGCCGTTGCGCACCCGGCTGTGATAGCGAATTATCGTTTTGTTGGCCTCAACAAAATCATCATTTCATCATCCCAGTAAACTGCCCGGGATCCATTCCGTTCTGCTGGCACATCTGGTTAAATACCTGTTCCGGGTTCTTGCCCCGGCACATGTCCATTGCCTTTTTTATATTCGGGTTCTGCTGTGCCATGACATTTAGTGCCGCCTGTGGGTTCCCGGTCTGCCGGATCTGGTTCACGACCTGCATAGCCTGCATCATTGCCGTCATAGGATTGTTTCCTCCGGCTCCGCCCATCATGCTGAGTAATGGATTCATGCTTTGTCCTCCTTCTTCTCTTCTGGCTTTTCGCCCAGTCTGTCAAGGAGTGCGTTGAACTCCTCACGGGTAACATAGTCCCCGGTAGGAGCCACTGGAGCCGCTTGCGGGGCTGTCAATGTGCTTAATGGGATTTCCTTAAATGCGAATGCTTTAAGTGTCGCGCTCCCCATTCCATCGACAGATTTGACGTAAAACATTGGGCTGTTGTTGTCCATCATCCACGCTGTTTGTCCAGGCTGTACAATCTGGTTCCGTGCCCCTTCAAGCCCTGCGACTTGGATCCAGTTCACATTCTGCACCAGTGCCGTCTGGCGCTGTGGCATCCCTTGCTGTAACCCTTGTTCCATCTGTTGGATCCGCTGCTGTAACGCCGCCTGATCCGCCATGTATCCGCCCATTCCCATACTGTACGGAGTATATCCATTCATAGGCACTTCCCCTTTCTATCGTTATCCTATACTTAGATTATGGCACATGAGCGAGAGGAGTAACAGGTCAGGAAAGTATCGAAAAAGTATCTTTTAAAGCTATCTTGATTACCTTTTAGAAAAAGTATCAATTTGATACTTTTTTCTTGACAAAGTATCAAATTGATACTATACTATAGACATAAGATAAAGGTAAACAAAACGCAGGAGGTAACAAATATGGATTGGAGAGAAGAAGAAGCCAGAGAGATCGCGCAGGAAATCAGAGCAATGGATACATGGGACATGGAACTTTTAAAAAAATTATGCGCCCTTGCGAACATGGAAGAAGAGTGGGCGCAAGCGGACGGAGAAACATTTGAAGAAGTGGCAAACAAAGCCGCTGAAGCACTCGGAGTTGAATTGTACTAAAACGCAGGAGGAAGAAAATATGAAGATCAATGGTATCGGTATCGTAAGCAAAAAGGTAGCTATGGGGATCTTAACCAGAGAAGGTCGTGAAGCTGTTAAGAATGGTGATATCACACTGGAAGAGCTCGGTGAGATGTACAAATTAAATCAGGTTAAGAAGTGCAGTAAGATCGGCACATGCGGAGACGCATTCCGGGCAAGTTATGATCGGATCCCGGATAACCTCAAGGAATCCCTTAGTCCAGAAGATCTTGGAAGTCTGGTAGATGCTTTCTACCAGTGCTATGGAGACGGGAAAAACGCTCAGGAATAACTCCTGAGCGTCTCCCCAATTTGGCTTTATATTGGCCAAACTATCAACATTTCAACCCGCGTCCGCCGGATTGCTGGCAGCTCCGGATATATAGCGTCCAGTATACCCGACATAGACATTTGCTAAGCACATACTTGTTGGCATATTTGTCAACATTTCAACCCGTGACCGCCGGATCGCTGGCGGTTCCAGATATACAGCATCCAGTATATCCGACGCAGATATTATAACACATCAAGGAGATTACATCAATGGAAAATAGAATTAAATCAGCCCGGCTTGCTGCTGGACTCACGCAAGATGAGATGTCAAAACGCTTTGGAATCCCGCTCGCAACAATCAAGAGATGGGATTCCGGCGTATCAATCCCGCCAGAGTGGGCGGCGAGATTATTGTTAGAAAAGTTAGAAGAAGAGAAAAAATCTTTAGTTCGTTGCAAAGAAGAAAAAGGGAAGTAGCCGCGGAGATCTGGCTACTTCCCTTTTTTCTTCTTTTGTTTGCTTTCCGCGATTACATCGCGTCCATTGTGTATCTGGTTCCTAATTTCACTCGCCAGATTATTGATCTCATCTCCGGAGAATTTTTCTCTCTTATTGATAATATCACCAGCTGTAGGATATGTCTTTAGCCCATTGATAAGTTGTTCTCCAATGAATGCATAAATTCTACGTCTCTCTTTAGCCAGTGCCCCACTTCTGTCCTCATTAAAAAGTCTGCCTCCAGGGGAAGCATTGGAAATGTTTGCGTTTACTGTATTGAGTGCATCATCAACAATGCTTTGCGCCCATGCTTTTTGCTTCTCTGTTCCTGGAAGGTTTCCCACCGAAAAGCTAAACTTCTTAGTCCCTTCCGCTTTGCTTGAACCCATTCCACTTGATCCACCACGTCCGCCCATAATTTCTCCTTTCCGACCATACTCTGTCTGCATCTATTATATCACATTATACGGGCATAAACGAATGATTTTTGCATTTACCCGGCGGCTGAGTCGTTTCGCCGTCGATGTGCTGATGTTCATTCGCTCCGCGCACACTTCCAGGGGGACTCCTTTACTGCGATACTCAAAGAGTTCCCTTTCGTCTGTCGTGAAATTTGCCATCTGCCGGAACCGCTCAAGCTCTGGCACCGTAAATTGATATAAGAGAAGAGTATCAGCTCTTCTCCCATCGTTGTTTATCCCTATTCCATTTGAAACCATGCGCTTTCGCTGCTTCCTTGATATCATACGTCCTTCCGGATATGCTTTTTACATTATCCCAGTTAATTCCAAACACTTTCCCGTTGTCTGCTCCGTGCTTGAGATAATATGTAAGATGCTGTACACGGTTTGTTTTGTGGTACTTTTCGCGCTCATCTGGTGTAGCGTATACAAATTCAATGTTTCCATTTCCTCTGTCCATTGCTTCAAGTATAGAGCCCGCATAGGTTCCGCGCCATCTTTGCCGTGCATCTTCTGTGTATGTTGATTTTATCTCAATTTCTTTCGCGTTCGGATCGAACACACTTTTTTTTGCAAATGAACTGTTTCCACCGCGTCCACCCATCCTATATCCCTCCTTGTGTCGGACATATCCGAATGATTTTGTCGTTCACTCGGCGGCTGATCCGCTTCGCCGTTGATACGCTAATATTCATCTTCTCCGCACATGTTTCTAATGGTATCCCCTTGCTCCGATACTCAAATAGAGCTCTCTCATCAGGCGTAAAATTGGCAAGCTGCCGGAAACGTTCCAGCTCCGGCACCGTGAACTGATAGATTTTCAAGGCGATTCCCCTTATTTTTCTGTCAATGCTTGGATAAGTTCGTCCCTCGTTTTTTTTAAACCCTCAATGTTATTCCCTGTGATTTTATTCTCGATCAGGTTAAACATACTCCTCATAAGGAGCTGTGTATCTTCTCGGTTCTGGTTGATGGAGTCATAGTCGTTATTGAGCTTGTTTTTTATGGCCTTGATGTCTGTCTCGATTGCGCCTACACGCTCCTCGATGTCCTTCTGCGGCTGCTTTGCCTGCTTATATGCCTTATATATAACACTACATGCAGCTCCGATCACCGTGATCCCACTGCATATTGAGAGCAGCTCCTTGATAAATTCCAGTTCAGTCAATGTTTCCGTCCTCCATCTCAAAGTATTCACATCTGTGGCACTCGTCCTCTCCGGGGGATTCTCGTAGATGGTCACTGCGCTCATCACAGCAGATCTGATTGTACATGTTGTTGCATCCTCTTAGATCAGCAATGGACAGAATCACTTTCCCGTCCTTTTCATCCGTCCACTTACTCATACTTGATCCCCTTTCGCATTCTGGTATCGTCTCGCCGCTCCTCGCGCCTTTGCCGCCTGTTCTCTGCCCCATCGTGCGATTCTCAGCCGATCTGCCAGAGGTCTCAGCTCATTCTCTTTGCAAAAGTCGTTGTATGCCTTGTTCTGGCGCTGGAGGAGGAACGATTTCTTGTCCAGCTGCATCTGCAATTCGGCTTTTGCCTGTGGGTCTTGACACGCCTCCACCGCTGTCTGCATCCCGGCAACGATGCGCTTTGTCTTGCGGATCCTGCGCTCCAATGCCCTCTGGCGCTGTTCCAACTTCTCAATTCTCTCGCTATCGGAAGTCTGGATATCCTTGTATGGATTACTCTCACCGTCACCAGACCCGAAGCTGTGGCGGCAGTTCCAACCACACAAGCCCTCGCCAGTGCCGTATCCGGTAACAGAGAACGGAGGGAACCTCTTATCCTGTCCGGTGCGGGAATAGAATTTTCCTTGCCACCAGAGGTGATTTCCGGGATTCTGTCCACCGTCTCCAGTTCGTGCACCGAGATGGGCAGAGACAAGGATCGTGTCCCACCCCATCTCTTCCATGCGCTTTAAAACGATATCTCCCGTGGCCTGTCCAATGCCGGTCCGCACTGCCCTCGCCGTGGCTGTCTCGATGGTATCCTTGTGTACTCTCCCTGTCTCCTCGTCCGTGTAACTGACATATACGCCTCCAGACACCACCTCATCAACCGCCTCTCTGACCGCCTGTGTGTACGATACAGCGCCACTTGTGACTTTGTGGTAAGCGGTATCGCACGAGTTGATAAAAAGCCGCTGTGCCGCGTCTGCGGTCGTGCGTGTGTAATTGTCCCACTCGCCCAAGGTTGCGTCATAGTTGCGCTGCATGAGCCGGATCAGCTGCGGTGACTCCAGAAGCGGCACCGGTGAGAGGCCGGCGGCTTCATAGATTTTATCATCCTGCTCCACGGCCTTTATCCCGGCTTCTTCCATCGCCGCCTTGATTTCCTTCTGCTCTCGCTTGGTATACTTGGCGATCTCTGGAATGATGTCCTCCAGCAATGCACCAGAGTCCTGCATAATTTCTATCTGCCATCGATCCGTCGATGTAAAGAGGTATTCTTCCCCTCTCCCGATGCGGATCATCATTCTATCCACGATGCGGCGGATAATATAGCTGTGAAGCTCTGAGGAGATTTCTTCCGCCCCCTCTGCGATGTGCTGTAAGTATCGCGGATCAAGCATCTCATCACCTCGCTACTCTTCGCCAAACAGCTTGTTGTCTTCCTTCGGTGTGGCTTCTTCCACCATCGCCTTCGCATCCTCTTCGCTCATGCCCTCGAACTTCTGGAAGTACATCCACGCCGGAACCTTGCCCTGTGTCACATACTGCCACCATCTCGCGCGGTCCTCTTCACGGTTGTAAGTGATGTCTCCGAAGTCATACGTGATTTCATAGGTCCCCACGGGTGCAAGCCCATAGAGGTCCGCGTAGACGCTCAGGGCATAGATAGCACCGTCCAATGCACTCTCCAGTTTGTCCCGCACATCCTTGATGAGCTGGATTGTACGGCGATCATCAGACTCTACCTGTGTCGCTGTCACCATGCCGGATTTCTCGTTAAATACAAAATACCCATTGCTGTATCCACACTTGTACCCGATCTGCGAGAGAAGTGCATTGATTCCGGACAGCCGCACATCTGTGTTGAGCTGAGGATTGACCTCCGAATAAAACTCTTTTACGTCATTCCCGAAAACATTCTTGACATATCGTGGAAGTCCCATCTGTTCGCGCTTTGCTCTTATCTGCTCCGATGTACACCCGGTAATTTTCTGCCCGTCCGGCATCAGCAAGCGATCATCGGCAAGTATGATTTTTTGGCTATCCCATATTTCTCCGGCGTTGCGGCTGTATGCGACATCCAGATCTTTCAGCTCCTCAATAGCCTCCGAATACATCGGCAATCCTAACGGAGAATCGATATCAATGTTATTGGCGTGTGGTGTGCGGAGCATACCAAACATTGGACCGTCCAACTTCTCGCCGCTTGTCTTGAGGATCGGCGGAGTGTCCTCCATCATGCCAGCCCACTTTGTTTTAGCCATCGGAATCTTGTCTCCGATACTGTCCGCAGACTTTGACATGTATGTCCGGTTGCTGATGTAGTACGGGTATGTGGTCACGCCGCTCTCAGTAGTCTCCACAAAGCGGTGGTACTCCAGGCGCGTGTAGAATCTATCTCCTTGCGTGTACGAATCCTTGAAGATAATCCCCTTAATGCCCAAATTGTCGTAGTCCACAAGGAGGATATCTTTCGGTGTGAAGAGATCCAAGCTGTCTCCGTTGGGCTTGAGAAAAACGGTGCCGTAAGCACAGCTGAACTCCACCCACTCACGCAGATGGAAGTACACAGCATCGATCTGTTTCTGTAGCCACTCCGCCCTTGCCGATCCCTCTATCTGGATCCCAATCGCCAGCGTTGCGAGCCGCGCTGTCTCGGAGCTAACCGCCTTTGCAAAATTGATCGTGCGTATATCGTCATCGGCACTCAGCCACGGCGGAGCACCTGCATAGATGTTCGCGCATCGCCGGAGGATCACTTCCATCTCCGGGGACACAACGGATTTAACGTCAAAATCGTCCTCTGCTTGCTGCTTAAATATCATATCAAGCCACCTCTTAATTGATGATAAAAGTCCCATATGTCACCGCCTTGCTATTGCTGCTGTGTGCTTTAGTCACGCATGATATCCACGCTTATTGAATAACGGCTCATACGCATAACGCAGGGCTGATATCGCATGATCGTTTCCATCCACATATCCGCTAATAATATTGCCGTCTTTATCTCTCGGATATTCATAAGCCTTTATCTCTTTGCACGCGTTGGGCGTGCGGTTTGGATCCATGACAATGGTTTTGGTCTGGAGAAATTTAAACCCATATTCGATGCTTCCGGGACCTTTTACAGTTCCTCTGGCCGGTAATCCTTCGTCCCTGTAATCGTTTATAGATTTCGGCTCAGCGGAATCGCATATCATCGTGTAATCATCATAGCCTTTTTGCTTAATCCACTTTGCCGTTTTATCGTTGCTCCATTTGTTTACATACAGCTCATCTATCAGATATATCTTTTCCTGCGCCGCATCATAGTATGTGCGGAGATAGCAGTACTGATCCGGATACCAACCGAAGTCAACGCCAGCATATATGCGATCCATCTGGCTGATCTCCTCATCGGTGATGGTCCGCTCCTCGATATACTCAAAGACGTTGCCACCATTGCCGTTAGCTACGCCCATGTACTCATTCTCATAGGCATCTGGGTTGACCTCTTTCAGATGCTCTGCGTCATTAAGGAACTGCTCGCCCAGCCAGTCCTTTGGTACATCCTTATATGTGCTGTGTACCACAACAGCTGCAGCGTCCTTAAACTCTGCCTCTTCTGTGTACTCATTTGCCCAGTTATTTTTGCTCCGTGGCGGGTTGAAGCTCTTGAACTTATACGCTTTGTCACCGCCTCGAATCGCGGACTGCTGGATGTTTCGCACTTCTTCCGGCCCGGAGAACTGATCCAGCTCCTCGAACCATATGATGCCGATGTAGCCAAACTCCGGCTTAATGGATTTGATTTTGAATGGATCGTCTGCTCCTCGGAAATAGATCTTTTGGCCAGTCGGCTTGTATGTGATCTCGAATGGAGATGTTTTAAAGCGGAAGTCCTTGTCGAGTTTTTGCTTTGATATCGCCCATTTGAGCTGCGCATACACAGAGTCTTTGATGGTATTGCCGACCTTACGGAGCACCAGGGCGTGCATATCAGGGTTATTTCTCAACAGCTCTGGAATTATGCACGAAATCCCGGAGGACTTGGTTGAGCCTCGTCCGCCGGGCAAAATGTATTCTGTATGGTTTCCACGGCGCACGTCCCGGATCATCGGGTGGAAGACATCGGCGATGATGTCCAGATCCATGTGGTACTCTCCGGCTCGCCTTGCCTCTTCCTCCGCCTTTCTCTGCGCTTCCTGCGACTCTTTGATGGTGAGCGCCTTTTCCAGATCAGACATCGCCTTAAGCTGCTCCCCAAACGCCGGAGAGAAGCCGAAAGAGTCCGTCAGTACGCCGTTTGCGATCTGTGAGCGACGTTTCTGGATATCGGCAAGTGACATGATGTCTGTGCCATTGATCTTATCGATTTCGGCTTGTCGTTCGGCTATATAGGCAGCGATTTTAGGATTCTTTAGTAGCTTGCCTGCATTCGGTCCCGTAAACTTCTCCGAGTATCCCGCTTTTCTCGCCGCGTCAGTCGCATTTCCGCCATTCGCTATGTAATTGTCCGCAAATGCCTTCTGCTTCGGCGTAAGCTTTGCCATGCACTCACCATCCCATTATCTCTTAATATAGCCTATTCGTCTCGCTCAAGCTTGCCATTCTGCACTTGACCAGATCCTCAAAGAGCTTTACGCTTGCCCTATCGCTCGTCTCATACGGCTGTTCGCAATAATCTGGCACCCGCAGCGTGGGCAATCGAATGCATCATGGAGCGGTGGGCGTTCTGTGTTACTAATCCCTGCAAACATTCCAACCATCTTATTTTCCTCCACAGAGTATCTCCAATGTGCTATCGGGGCAAATTTCAACCCGCATACGCTACATTCAAGCATCTTATTCTGTTTCTCTGTCTCCCTGTCTCTGGTGTTAATATCTCTCATCGCGGCTCCTCCTCATTATCCCATCCCCGGGATTGCTCCCATATCTCTTTTAGTGTCATCACGACATCCACCTGGGATGCAGTGCGGATAATCTCCATGTCCCGCACTCTCCATCCATTTCGTGTCCTTTCGAGTGTAGGTGTGCTCACCGTCCACATCGTAATCATTCTCTTTTGATCCGCGCTGTAAAACTGGCTGCTCCCGATCTTGATAATTAAACCTGTCGAGAGGATCGCGCGTTGTAATTTTTTCATGATTCCGTTCAAATTCGGCATAGCATACCCCTCCTATCATTATTATACTCTTTTTTCTATCCGCATGTATCCCCACGTTAATTTGATCATAGGATTTGTATAATCTGTGTTGATATACTTGCGCAATTTTCTTTTAAAAAGTGTAATTTCGGCACTTTCCCTCTTGACAAAGTGCCGTTTAGGCACTATAATATAGACATAAGATAAATCAAAAGAAACCACAGGAGGTAAAAATTATGACAGAGGCAGACATCAAAAAAATGATAGAAAAATATGAAATCAAAGATAACCGCGATGGACGTATTTGCGCTTATCATGTAAAAACGGACGATGAGAAAAAAAATATTGGTGAGCATAAGGCTGAGATCCTGGCGTACCTTAAGGAAGAAGAGAAGAAGAAAAAAGAGGAGTATTTGAAAAAAACCTCTTTTTTCGAGTCGATTCCTGGGGTGAAGGAAATCCGGAAAGCCCGTGAGGAATGGGGGGATTACCAGTTTGAGTTCCAGAGAGCATTTGAGCGTGGAACCGGACGGTACCCGGACAACCCTTCCATTGATGCGGCAGGAATTAAGAAACTGGAGGAGCAGTACCCGGGAGCGGTGTTCGCACTTGATATAAAAAATAAAAAGAGCAGCGCCAATTATGAGTTGGCCGGCATTGCCGAAAAGGCTTATAACGCCTTATGCAATGGAGAAGCCTGGGAGGCAGTCAAAAAGCAGTATGATGCAGACAACGACGAATTTGTATTACGTCATGCATTGGATTGATTGACGAAATCAAAGAAAACCATAGGAGGTAAAATATGAGTTGGCTTATGAAAGATAAAAACGGGAAAGTAAGAAAGAGTATCAAGATAAACAGAGCAGAAAAGCTGTACGTTGAACTGTATCATGGTTTCAATGGCGGACAGACGATGCGCGCGATCGTGGACCAGATCCCGGGCGAGTTCGTGGATCAGCTGACAGCGAAACAGTTGGCGCTTCTCATGAATACGATCAACACCGCATACCACAAAGGGAAAAAGGATGGCAGATATGACGACATTTAAGCAGAAAAAAGCCCATGCATAGGCGGCATGAGCTTTTCGCTTGAAACGTAAATCTTAAATTAGTTTCAATCCGTGATCGCCGGAATTGCTGGCAATCCGGATATACAGCATCCAGTATATCCGACACATACATTATAGCATATTGGGGAGACCGAGTCAATGGAAAACCGAATTAAATCAGCCCGGATCGCAGCCGGACTCACACAGATCGAAATGTCAAAGCGTTTCGAAATCCCTCTTGATACAATCAAGAAATGGGATTCCGGCGCATACAAGCCGCCAGAATGGGCAGCAAAGTTACTTCTTGAGAAATTAAAGGAGGTATAAGTTTTATCTGTATAGTGGGACTCCGGGATCCGGTCCATCAAACGCACCATTCAAGGCAAAAAGAAAAGAGGCTGTTATCAGTACAAAGGCTGGACATTATTAGATTGGAGCGAGGAAAACAAAGCGAGGAACGACGAAAAGCCTTAGAGGATTTCTCTCCTCTGGGGCTTTTCGCTGCCTCTAAATTCAGTTTTTAGTAGTTATATCCCACCTATTGCATCTTTAAGATTTTGTTCTTGCTTTTTCAATTGTCACTAATAGAATTGCCGGATATGGATAATCTCCTAAGCTCCATGTTATAGCTCTAATAGTGTATATATTGCCATGTCCATAAACGGTTTCTCCCACCGCAGGTTTTAAATCTATATCTGTAACGAATGAGCATGAATCTTCCGGGCATGTAAAAGTTGCTTTCATTTCGTTTCCCTTTCTCAAATTTTAGTTTTGGTAATTATTCGTCAACGCAGAAGTCACATTTTGTATTGCATTTTTCCCACTCTTCAGAATGCTCGGCGTATCCATCTGATCCATCCAAATATTTGTATGCAAGCACATTCATGCATCGCTCACATGCAGATGCAAAAACGACGAGTGCTTCTGCCAGGGTATAGTCCCCGCTATTCACCATTGCCATAATTACCTCCTGGTTTCCGCCTCCAATGCTGGTATTGAAATCAATCAACGGCGTGGTGGGTAAGCCATAGTCCCATTTCCTGCCCCACGGCTGCCACCATTTTCTTACCTGGCTGCATCCGCACGCTGTGCATGTATGCCCTTTGTACCCTTTGATCAAATCTACATCCTTTTTCCAATACTTTCTTTTATGCTTGCAAGCTGCCTTTTTACGTTCGCTATGTATGGTTCTTACATGTTCTGTTACCTGTAATGGAAAACAAGCGTGATATGTTCTTGCTTCTTCTGGAAGTCCATCAATGCACATGTCATCCGAAATTTGCGTTGCATTACCATCCTCGTCCTCGTACCAGAGTCCAATTTTCAACTTTGACTTATCAATTTTCATTCCATTCTCTCCTTCAAATCTTAATTTTCATCTTCTAATGCTGAATTAAATGAATCACTCAAATCTTTAAAGCATTCTTTACACAATCGAATACGGTGACGTGATATGCCAAGTTCTCCACTCACAAAGTAATCCTTATTCCCACAATTTTCACAGCAATCTACTTTATTTATCTTGATTTTAATTTCCTTAACATCGTATACTCTGCTCAGCGATACTTTCCGTATCGCTCCATCCTTTTGAACTATTGCATAGTCACCGCTCCAAAAACCAGTTCCGATTTGCAATAATTCATAAGTATCAGTATTTGATTTACATTTACTGCAATCATCAACCACATTGTACATTTTCTGAATATCCACACAAGCAGAACAGGTTGAGTAATCCGGTTTCACCTTACAAATTTTCATACTTTTCCTTATGCACCTCATAGAAATCTTAACTTTCAGTTTTGCACAGACTCATATGATTCTTTCAGCCTTTCAAAATCACATGACTCCATAATATTTGCCATAACTGCAACGGCCATTGTATTTATTTCGTGCATAGTTTTTCCCAGCTTGACACCTTGCGGCATCACTGTGCTGTTACGTATTACTGCAAATAGCGCCAACTTATATTTTTCTTCCTGTGACATTTTTTCCTCCAAATTATCTTTTACGCAATCATAAAGAAAAGTTTCCAAAGAATCGGATGCCTTTTTATCTGCTCCGCCAATCGTAGCGCCACTTCGGCATTTACGTTCTCCCAATTTCCAGTATAAATGACATATCCGCCCTCAGATATCGTTATGTCTTGGATAAATATTGATAAATCAAATCCATCAAGCCACCCTTGCTGATGTGCCTTGCTAAGTATTGCTTTTCCTCGTCCTGTCATTTTCTATACCTTCTCCAAATCTTAATTTTCCGCCTTATGCGCTCAACCTCTGGCGTACGCTTCTCAGCGACTCCGTTGTGGACTGAGCGTAATACATACTGGTGACTGCCGGTGACGCGTGTCCGAGGATCTCTTGGATAATTCCGATATCAAGTCCGTGCTGCTTGAGATCCATTCCCAGTGTCTTACGCATCTTGTGCGGATACACACGGCACTGGATCTTCGCACGCTTGCCGATTTTTCTCATGATAGTCCGGTACGTTGCCGTCCCCATCCTCCCTCGCTTTGCACCTACGGTCTGGGTAAAGAGGTACGGGCTGTTATCCTTCCTCTCATCAAGATACGCTGCAAGATAATATCTCGCCTCCGCATCCAGATATAATGTTCTGGCACGTCCGCCCTTCTCACCAATGATCGGGATGTCCCCGGTATGCATATCCACTTGATCCAGGCGGATATCTGCGATCTCGCCTACACGCGCACCCGTGGAACGGAATACCTCGATAATGGCACGATCCCGTTTCGTTTTGCACGCGTCTCGCAGCTCAATTATCTCCTCCCGGCTGTAGTAGTCAATCTTTCCCAGCACAACCTTTTTCGCGTCCACATTATCGACCGGGTTGTCCTGTACGATCTTCGACTTGCGCATCCATGTGAAAAACGCTGAAAGATTTCTCCGCTCGTTGTTGTAGGTGCGATTCGTGATTTTCTCCGTCCTCACGCCTTTGTGCTTCTCGTACTGTGCCAGGTACCAATCAATATCCAGCGTGTCGATAAGATCCAGGCGTTTCCCTGTAGCCAGCACCAAGCGGCGTACCGATCCCATATACGCCTCAATCGTGCGCTTTTTTAGGTGGCGTTTCTGGATCATAAAGAGCTGCACCAGATACGCATTTCGCTGATCCACGCTACTTTTAACCTCTGCCGGAAGACTCGTGATTTCTTCTACATTCACCTTCATAAGCTCATTAGCCAACACAAGCTCCAATACATCAAGGGCTTCTCTGTCCTGGATATATACGGACATCGTAACGGTTACATTATTGATAATATCGGATTTAATGTTACTCATAAGTACCTCCTTGATTTTGGCGCTCAAGTCGGCTATAATGGACTTAAGCAAATGTTTTTAGCGGCGGAATCATCTTGGCGGGTGGTCCGCCGCTTTTGTCTATTTTCCTGTTTCGTCAAACATAGATAATTGTCCTTCAATATTTCTATCGTTCATCCACCACCGGAAAACATCACCTCCATTCTTCCAGCTATCAGTCTGTAACCCTTTTGATCTCCGGACCTGCAGCATCTTTTCAAAAGCTCGCTTATATGCCCGCTCGTATGTCGGGAAATCCGCAAACTCTTTCTTTCTTTCTTTCTTGCCAGCAAGAGGGCATCCGATACAACCTACACGGGTATATCCCATATGGTACAAGGGATTGTGCTTTTTGCACTCGTGCCAGTAGAAATCCCATACATCGGAATCTCTCCAGTCTATAATCGGATTGCATACGGTTTTTGCTTTCATCTCGCATTTTTCGATTAGCCGTCTGCTCGTATCGTTATCGTTCGCAAGCATGACCTCCGTACTTGCGGCAATCCTTCCTGATTTCGTTGACGCAATATACTCAAATGCTTCTCTACCGCGTCTTTTCACGCTTTCTGCCCATCGTACTCCGGTTGCAATCATGCGATTTGCGCCGTCTCCTTCTTTTAGTTCCTTACAACAGTACCTCGCTGTTCTGGTAGGCGGCATAAGTTTATTTGGTATGAGATTCCACATCGTCAATAAGTGTCCATCTGGCCGTCTATGATAGTTGATATCGCAGTGGATCCCCATAAGCTCCAGGTCTCGAAACACATCTCTAATATGATATACAGTCTGCGGTGCATCTACCGTGGTGTGCGAGTTGTGAACCTCGAATGGAACGCCGGAACGCTTGAAAAGTTCCAGCATCACATCGCTGTCTTTTCCTCCGGAGTAAGTACAGATCAACGGTTTCCCATAGTGGTGCAAGCTCATCTCCGATGCCATCTTGATTCTCTCGATGCTCTTCTGTTCTAAGTCCATTTCGATTCCTCCATCGACTCTACCAGCTCTCCCAATTCATGATTTTTCGGTTTCCACAAATGCAAGCAGTTTTCGACTGCGTTCACATACTGGCTCTTTTTCGGGTGTATCTGATATGCTTCCTCTTCCTCATTGAAAAAGATGTCCTTCAAAATACACATGTCATTCCATGTTGGAGTCCTGAACTGTTTCTTCGGAGATATAGAGACATGCTCATACCCATCTTCGTTGTCGCTCCAGATCACACTGCACGTTCCGCAATCCGGGAGTTTCACCCATGCGGTATGCAGTGGGAACATGATTTCATGTCCCCATATTCTCTGATTGTCCAAAATGGCTTCAAGTGTTCTCATCTCTCTTCCTCCTCCGGTTCATCGGTGTAGACTTTTCTGATTGCTTCTTCTCCCCAGATGCTGCGGCGTACCTCTGCAAAATGATCGCGAACGACTTCACGTAATTTTTGGCTACATGTTTTGCACAAATCAACTTCATAGGTTGCACGCGAAATCAGCCGATTAAAAACCGGGATTCGCTCTGTCTCAATATCTCTATAGTGATTACTTTCTTTTCCGCACACATCGCACTTATATGTGATTTTGTGGACCGTTGACATTACTTTCCCTCCTCATACGGTTCTGGCAGTGGCATCCAAGCAACTATTTCTCTGGCGTATACATCGTAATCGTCATCTGCTGGGCGGAATTTTATGTCATCCTGCCAAGTCGCACTATATTCCGCAACGTCTGGGATTGAAACTCTATCAAGCGTTACCAGCACCAGTGAATCTGGTTCCGGCAACCGCTCCGTCACTGGGATCCACCGCGTTCTCTCCTGCGCTTTCTCGATCTTCTCCGACAGCTTAGCAACCTTCTCCAGCATCTTCCTTGCTTCTTCCTGCGTCTCCGCATTCAACTTGCCGATCTCGTCCGGCATCAGCCCGGTATCCTCGTAGGCTCCGAGTTTCTGGATCGCTCGATAGAGCACATCGAATATAGTGCATCCACTCCTAACCAAAAGCGGCGGGTTCCATTCCATTTCTTTCAGCGTATAGATCTTGTTATCGTTCTTTTCTGTCAGTCTGTTCATTTTCTGCCTCCTTCCTGTTCCATCACCGCTTTTGCAAGCTCGCGGTCTACTGCGTGCTCCAAAATCATGGTGATCTGATAGACTTCACTCCTTGTCAAAAGCCGGTATCCTGTGACCTCGTGAATGAGTCTTCTTAGATCCCGCAAATCCGCTGTGGTTGCCATTTCATCATTCATATCTTACCTCCCCATTGTTCCGCCATTGCCTTAGCGATCCCCGGAAACGTTTTTGCCCGGTTTCTTGCTCTGTCAGTTGTAAACATCCCTTTATGGCACTCTCCATGTTTGTGAGAGTACGAGCCAGACGGGCACCACGTTGCTACAGGTTCAACGATATTTGTTGGATGTAGCGGTTCAAGTCCTTTCAGCCAAAGGCGGGTTTTCTTGCTGTACGGATGTCCATATTCATACGGTTGAACAGTCTGTGTATGCTTAGGCAGGCAAAACACTTTGCTGGGCACTGGATTTTCTACACATATTTTGGGAATGTCAGCCCACCAAAAATGCATAAACAAATCTCTGCCAAGAATTCCAAGCATCACACGGTCGACCTGCAACTCATGCCCTTTCCAGAGGTGGCGTGCACCAGCGTTTGACAGATAAGTGCAGGGTGGATGCGCAATGAGCAAATCCCACTTGCCAACGTCATGCGTTGCGCCGTCCATAGTCACGATTTGCCCCCCCGCCAGAACTTTGAGCGCGTCATTGAGTATGTGCCACTCCGGGTGACCGCCAGACGGCTTTTTGATGTCACAGCTATACGCTTCATGCCCTAAGTCGCGAAACGCCTTGCAAACGGTCTGTGACTCTTCACATGCGACTAACACTTTCATCCTGCGCGCCCTCCCATAAATACTTATTCCACTTCACGATATCGTCCCAACGGAAGCTCTCTTCGCACCCTACCCTCCCAGGATATGGGCTTAACAGCCTCGTGTGGACAAAATGTGGATAAACTGCAATCACCTTCGCTTTTCTGTGGACTTCCGTCCTGTTATTGCAAGCTTCTGTTGTACTGCATTTGAGCGTCCATACCGTCAGCTTATCCCCTGGCTTAACCTTATGTGCGGCAAGCGCGATCCTGTCCATAAAAATCTGCGCCTGCGTGTACCGCTGGAGCTTTTCCCCATCTTTACCCAATAACATGATTTCCTTTTACCTTTCCCCTCTCTTGTATGCCTCCGCAAGCCCATTAAGCACACTCTTGCGAGTTGTGTCCCAGTCCTCTCGGAATTTCTGGTCTATAATATCCTCAAGCTCTCCCTCTACCCATATGAGGTAGCGTCCATCGTGCAAGCGCCCCCCCTTCGCCATGCTTGGGATTTTCCCCGCAGGCGCACCGGTTCTTCTGGCCACTTCTGCCAGAGGTGCATTCCGGCATATTACGTGATCCATCACGATATCTTTTACGCCATATGCAAGCATATTACGTTCCTCCTGTTTTTCTCCGGTCAAAATCCATTTGACGGTCTTATCCCACTCATGTCTCAGTGTCTCTTTGCTCGGGTCATATCCAACTCGGCTCCCAGACTTGTATATCAGCCAACGTCGTTTATATGCATTCTGTGATTTTGCGTACTGGTGCACTCTATCGGCATCGATTCCGATCAGGAGAGTAAGATCACGAGATGTTTTGTTGACGCACACTGTTTTGTTTGTTTTTCGGTCAATGACCGTATACAGCGCCATATTCCCCATCTACTTCCACCTCCCTGTCATCCGCAACCAGTCGTAGAAATCCGCTAATGTCCGGCGCTGATATGCGTAGAAATCATCAGCCTTGGCTGGTATCCCGCCTCGCCTACGCCTCAAGCTTATGTATCCGATTCCTTCGGTGATGCTCTCGTATATCAGCAGTTCTAATCCTGGCGCTTTCGATATCGCGCACTGGAAGAGCCTGAGTCTGTCTTCTTGGCCCATGTTACGGCAATAATTCCGTAGCTTCTTCACGTCTTCCGGCGATATCCCGTAATAATCATAGCTCCTGTCCCGCGTTCTCATCCCGCACCTCCCTTGATGTCAGAATAGATCAACTCATCGTAGTTGTAATTGCGCTGTTCGAAGTTGCAGAACTTATTCTGTGCGCCAGAAGAAGACTTCCGAGGCACAGGTTTATCTGGGGAAAAATTAGCATCCAAATAATCCACATACCCAGAGTTAAAAAATGTGCTTCCGTTCTGAGGTCTGCGCCATCCAGAATCCTTAGCCAGCTCTGCGCGGTAGCGTTCAATTGCCTTCAACAGCGCAGGTTCACCAATTGCCAGCAGCTTCTTCTTCTGGGTGTCGCTGACCTGTCCTTTGCCTTTTTTTACCGGGTACAATTTCCACAGGCGTTCAAACAGTGCAGCGGCTTCGACGGTGCACAAATGTTTTTTATTATCTTTTTCATTTACATTATCATTTACATTTACATTATCATTAGGTTTGAGTTTGGTTTGAGTTTGGTTTCGGTTTGGTTTCGGTTTGGTTTCTACTTGGTTTGCATTTGGTTCTGGTTTGGTTTCGGTTTGGTTATCAGTTGATTTCCTTCCACCTTTCAAGCTGTTCTCATATCGCTTGTTGTTTTTGTCAATCTGTGGTTTGACCAGTGCCAGAATTGATTTGCTTACCCCGGACACCTCTTCGCATTTCCCATCAAGTCCATATCCGAGGATTGCCATAACCGCCGCTTTAAATTCTTCTGGCGGCAAATCCTCCACGGCCTCATAGAAGCTGCGGTAGAACACCATGCTCTCTCTCATTTTCCCGCCTCCCACTCTCTGTAAATGGTGATCCAGTCAGAGAGGCGCATCGTCACAAGCCATTCACAGCGGTCACGGCGATGGAACACGGTCGGCAGTAGTCCGGGAAGAGCATCGTGTACAGCCTGTGAGATCGCGTCCAGAATGTTTAGCCGCTCTACACGCTTGCACTCAATGTGGATTCCCGGCAACCCGATCACATCTGCGTTTCCTGCTGCTCCACAATACTGCTGACCACGCTTTGTATCGTATCCGTACTCACGGAGGATTTTGGCAAGCTCTCTTTCCCCACGCTTTCCACGCTCTCTTTCTGCCTTACCCATTTTTACATTCCTCCATCTCCATCTGCTGTACTCTTGCTATAAGCTTCTGTGCGCCTCTGCAAGACTTCCGTATGGACTTAGCCCTACGGTTCTGCCCCGTTACCCATTCAACGGCTTCTGTGACTCCCTGTGCGTCCTCTGTGGCAATGTAGTAGCCACTTCCATCAGTGGCGGAAAGTATCGGGTCTTCTTCTCTGAGCCGCTCGATGCATTCTCTTATCAGCCGGTCCGGGTATCCTGTCGATTCCACGATCTGTCTGCGGCTGACCGCATTTTCTTTCCCTATGCCCAGCGTATTGTACACGATGAGCATAGCAAGATTCATGTCTACCTTCTCTTTCATTGCTCCTCCTTTCCGCCCCGGCATGATCCGGGGCTTGAGGTATGTATTAAAATGGCACTCGATAAGATGCTGTGACATGTAAAGGTGCCATTTGGAGGTTATCGGTCAAAAAAGTTCGGCTGCCTTTGCAAGCCGCATAAAATCTAACTCGTAGCTTCCATCATGGAGTTCATATGCCACGTCTAAAGCAGCATCATCAAAGCCTGCGGCTTCCATCTGATCCGCAAGTGTTTCTCCCTGACTCTGATACTGCCCAAAGCCTATCTTTTTCCATTCAGTGGAAAATGTCCCGTTATTTGTTTCCAATGTCTCAATGCAGCCTGTGTCTGTCGTTTCAATCGTATATTTCATTTCACGCCTCCTATTTCCCTTACAAATATGATTCCCCGAACTCCTTTATGAAGTCCGCTCTGCTGCCGTGAAACTTTTCGTAATCTCTCTGGCAGCGCTGTTTCAGATACTTATCAATCTTCAAGTTCTCTTTCGTGCGCTTGAACATCGCCCCATTTGGGTGCAGTGTCGGGTGCAACGGGATCACATATCCGTACACTTCCGATCTGCTGCGATTCGCAGCACCGAAGACATGATGTCTTTCCACCGCCGGGGATCCCGTAAAAAAGCAGTGATCCATGTCATCTGTGAAGATGCTCCATAATCTCTTAGCCATGCTTGCTGCCTTTCTGCGCTTCATACGCGTCCATGAGCCGCTTAAACTCGTCCGGTGCGATTGTCGGTATGCCTTGCTCCTTGCACTCGCTTATAAGTCCATTCAGAAGCTCAGAGAACTCCTTTGTGTCATAGTCATGGGAACCGCGGAGAAGGAAATACACCCGATCACGCTTCCCGTTCCATTCAATCTCAATCGTCTGTGACGTTGGACGAATGTGATACTCTTCCGCTTCCAGTGCTTTCCGATAGGCTTCATCGGTGTCCGGGATCCTGAGCGGTACGCACTGGCCTTCAATCATCTCAAGTTGTCCGTACCGTCTCAGCATCTCGTTATGCATCCACGGTTTACTGACTTTCAGTACTTCCGCAAGCTCACTAAGGAGTTTCCAGTACATGCCGTTCGCGTCAAGGCTCCGTTTTTTCCGGTACTGTTTCGCGATCACCGTCAGGAACTTGTCCTTGATCTGGTCGATCCCTGCGATGATGTCGCCGTCAACCTCAAACGTGAGATTCCATTTGCCACTCACCCAGTCTTTCGCGACTCCTTTAAGCTTTCCGGTGCATTCCATGCGTTATCACCTCAATTCCACGGCAGACCCTCATCAGCCTTATCTGGGACTTCCGGTGCAGGCTTGTCCGGCTTTCCCTTGAGAATTTCCATAGCCTTTTTCCAGTCCTCAAATGCCAAATCATGCACGTCTGCGACTTTATACGTCTGCAAGATTCCTTTTAAGCCAATGCCGGTCCGCTGGAGCTCAGCGAAAAGCGTGTTTACATATTTGGCTTCCAGTGTCGGCTTTGCCGGTTTGCTTGGCGGCGGCGTCTCTGCGTCCGGGTCCTGCATCTCCTCTGTTGGAATGCAGAATGTCTGGAAACACGCATATTTGAATGCTGCGCTCATCGCTTTATTACTTGCCTTATCACCGCTGTCCATTCCTTCTCCCGGCACTATCGTGTAAATGGATGATCCGTCTTCCGCGTAAAAGGTATATTTGACGGAGAGAACGGAATAGATAAGATTTTTTTCATTCGCTGTCTGACGTTCTTCCCGCTTTTGGCTGACTACTTCCGGCACCATAAAAAGCTTATGCTTGGTAAACGCCGGGTTGAGTGCGTTCATAACATCATCAACACCGCGGTACATGTACTTCTGCTTTTCGTTTCTGCTGTTCTTCCCAACCGCTCCAATCTCTTCCATCACGGCGTTGATCGTCTCGAAAATGTTCTTCTTCTCTGCCATAAGCACTCCTTACTTGATCTGGAGGTTCTGCCGAATGACAAGTCTTGCACCTTCGATCTCCTCGCCGTTCTTCAATGCCTTTTTAAGTGCTGTCTTGTCCACAGTTGGATCAGAATACTTGATATAATTCTCCGGCAGTGCAAACACATTGCCAGCATACTCAACCGCTTCTGATTTTCTCCATGATGCTGATACACGCGCTGTCTGGAACTTCTGCCCGTCAAGTACTTCACCGACATACTTCTTGAGACTCTCAATCTTTGCCTCTGTTCTCGCCTGCCGGTCTGCGAATGCCAGTTTCTCCTTTTTCAGTGCTTCCGCATCTGCCTGTAAGTTCTTGATCCAGAGCAGGACGTTCTCTGTTTTCTCTTCCAGTGCCATCTGCAAGCCGTCAATGGCTTTGTATGCTTCGTTCTCGATGATCTCTCCCGTTTCCTGATCTACGGCATCGTCATATGCCTGCATCAGTGCGGCGTTAATTTCGTACAGATTCATAAGCTACCTCCAACTCTTTTACTCTGTTTTCGTCTTTCTGATTTCTATGGTTGATCCGGCGTTTCATATCCTTCCGGCACTTCTCACAGAGGAGACCGCCGTCTTCCAGATATGCACCGCAACAGTCACATCTTTCCGGCATCCTGCAACTCCTTTTTCTTATTCGAAAGTTTTTCTAACAATTTATCCATGCTATAACCATAAACAGTATTGAAATCCTGATATTCACGGCAATTAGGATACCACCCATTCTGATATACGCTAATATCTAAACTGGCGGTATGTCCATTAAACCAGAAAAACGCCGTAGGCTTGTTTCCTGTAACATCCTGTCTTCTTTCATGTGTGGAGTTGATTTCCAGCACCATTTCCAGAATCTCGTGCACCTTCTTCCGGCGCATCTTCTCAACTTTCTTTTCCAGTCTCTTCTTCATTCCATATCCTCCATTCCCCACATCATCGGCACCATCGCCAGAAACGCGGTAACGATCGCTACTCCTACTGTGCTATACGGTACGACCAGCGCGAAGATTCCCAGCCATGCAAACAGGAGAATCGCAAGTCTTACTGTGTACCGGGCAAGTGTCCGGGCAATCATCTGGCGCTTCTTCGCGCGGATCCGGCGTTTTGCTTCGCTCTGGCACGTAATCAGAATCATTGACTTCATCTCTTACTCCCCCCCTATATCGTTGGCATTAAGATGAGTAAAATGAAAAGCACCAGCCCCATCAGACCGAACAGCCCAAGCAGCTCGAAATCTTCTTTTTTCATCTCATCCCCTCCTATCTATTCATCCATGCGGCGATGATCCATGCCAAGTTGCTCCCCACCGCGAACGCCGCTGTTATAGTCCACGCGATCATCCACTTGATTGTTTCCATTCTCGCCTGCGTGATCACTTCACTTGCCAGTGGACTATCTTTTGTACTCTCATCCATCTTTATTCACCTTTCTTGTCGTGTTTTTCGTTATCGATCCGGTCCGCCCATACACACAGCCACGCAAGCGTACCAATTGCTCCGATCACGGCTCCCAACAGGAACATTGTCATTCCGTCCACCTCCCTTACAGATAATCCGCTTTCTCACTGTCCGAAACCTTGCCGATCTGCATCAGCCGCCACAGTTCTCCGGACCGGAATGTCGCTGGATTGCGGAGGCGATTGTAATAGGTACTAATCTTAAGCCCCAGACACTTCGCCATCTTCTCATTGTCGTACTGCTTCTGCGCCTTGACTTTGGCAATCAGTACGCGGATGTTGTCACTCTTCTCTTTCCCATACGTGACCTTCATGCTCTCCCCCCCCTTATTTGTCTTTCTGACCCTTACAGGCTTCCGTGTTGCAGTCAATCACCCCAGCCATATAGCCGAGGATATAATGCTTTTTATCTTCCGGGAGCTTGTCGATCTGTGTTGTTACATCTCTGATAAGGTTTCTTTTTTCGTCTGACATATATTCACCCCCCCCTCGGTCGGTTTGTTTTGTGTTGATATACACATTATATAGCCTATTGATGTGTTTGTCAACACTTTTTGAAATAATTTTTGTGTTGATTTACACATTCCTGTGTGATATACTTTCTTATAAAGGAGGTGATACAATGAATGAGCGAATCAAACAAATAAGGAAAGATCTGCATCTTACTCAAACAGAGTTCGGGCAGAAAATAGGATTATCCCGAGATGCTATGGCGAATATTGAAGGCGGAAGAATCGAGATCAAGGATATTGTTCTAAAATCAATATGTCGAGAGTTCGGGGCTAACTATGATTGGCTCGTGAACGGAACCGGGGAAATGTTCCAGGATGACGATAGCGATGCGCAGGCTATCGTGGATTCCGTCATGACGGGAGACAACGAGTTCGCAAAGAAGATTCTTGTGCAGTTCGCAAGGCTGGACGAAAGCCGCTGGCGGCAGATCGAAGAGATCTTAAATGAACTCAAAAAAGAATAGTACGAAAAAAGGAAGAACCGAGGATTGATTCCCCGGTTCTTCTGTTATTTCACTATTCTCTCAGATATAAATACAGTAACAACTTATACACCCGTTTCAGTGTCTGATCCGTCTGCACCTTCTCCAGCAAGTCGATAATTTTCTTCCTATAATCCATCCGTGTACCTCTCTTTCTCGAAAAATGTCAAAATTGAACAGCAACATTGTCTTTACTTCAATTATTTGTAGTGTTATGATGAGTATATGCAAATATTTGAAGTTTATGCGAGGTGATGAGTATAAAATTTCTGTATTGGCTCTTTGTTGGCTGGTGGATATGGCCGTTCAAAATCATGTGGTGGACAATTTCACTCCCATACCGGCTATACAGGTGGATCCGGCGATCCCGCGTGAATCATTTCGGCGCGAGATATTATTCTGATTCTCCCGGCATGGACGGGCATAATTATGAATATTACTGCGCGGAACTACTCAGAAGAAAAGGATTTTCAAAAGTCAGCGTAACCAGAGGGAGCGGCGATCAGGGAATCGACATCATAGCTTATGCCAATAAGAAAAAATTCGGCATACAGTGCAAGTTCTATTCCAACCCGGTCGGGAACTCCGCGGTTCAAGAGGCTTGTGCCGGGGCGATGTTTTACGGGTGCAATGTGGCGGCGGTGATGACAAACAATGGTTTCACGGAGTCCGCTATGGAGTTGGCGGCGGCAACGGGGGTCTTGCTGTGGGGAAACAGTAAGATCACATATCCGGTTCACAAGGTATCGCTGAGATTCCGCATCTTGAGAATAGCCGGAATTTTGGCTCTTGGAATTGGGGTTCTTGGGATTGCGCTATGCATAGAATTTTCTAAAGGATTGAAAAATCTGGATGTGTTTTCTCTAATATTCTGTATTATCATGTCAGCCGTAGGAACACTATCAGTCCTGCAAGCAAAGGTTCCGGCGATCCGGCGTTACTCATGTGCTCTATACGGAATACTCGCGGTGCTGATCATCTCCCGCGCGTCCGAGACGATGCCCGTGCTCATCATCCTTGCTGCTATGGTGCTCTTATCCTGTCTCTTATACACATCTCCGAGCCCACGAGACCGATCAGTATCTCGTATGCCGTCTTCTGCTTGAAAAAAAA